TCTCGACCTAGTTCGTTTATCTGGTAATTTGCGCTAACTGTTGCTTTGCGTAGGGAATTTCTCTCCACGACTACTTTCTTTAGTTTTGGGGTTTGAAGGTTGGGTCTACCTTTCGGGGGGATAAATTGTAACTTCCAACAAATAAGCGACATGGAGACCATCAAGAGAATGATTTGGCCTAAGAAGGAGATCTTTGTAGGAGATTTTGCGATCGGAGTTAATAGGACGGCACCGGTGGATATCTTCCAGTTGGTGTGTCGTGTGGTTCTAAGATACATGAGGACAGGGAAAATAGAGTGTGATTCAGACAGCATGACCAAGTTTATAGTTGAATTGCTAAAAAACGATTGTGCTGCTAAATGGGAATGGTTTATGAAGAGACGGCAGAGGGGTGACTATGTTGTTCCTCTATCTATAGCCGCAATCCCAATCATACCGCTGTTGAGTTATGCCACTAGGGTACGCGCAGTCTCAGTCAGGGCCTTTGGCAATGAACTTTCGTTCAACGTCAGGGTTCCTCGACCATCTGTACCTAAGAAAGGCTTACTCCTCAGACTGGCGGCTGGTCTAGCGTTAGCACCTATATGCGCGCTAGCAGTGTACGCTACCCTACCCAGGGAAAAACTGTCGGTATTTAAGCTGAGAACTGAGGCACGTGCACACATGGAAGATGAGAGGGAAGCAACGGATTGTTTGGTGGTTGAACCGGCACGGGAACTTAAGGGTAAGGATGGTGAGGATCTCCTCACTGGTAGTAGATTGACTAAGGTAATCGCGTCCACGGGGCGCCCTCGCCGTAGGCCTTATGCAGCTAAGATTGCACAGGTCGCGAGAGCTAAGGTAGGTTATCTTAAGAATAGTCCTGAGAATAGACTGATCTACCAGCGAGTGATGATAGAGATCATGGACAAAGACTGCGTCAGGTATGTTGACAGGGATGTCATATTGCCTTTGGCTATTGGATGCTGTTTTGTCTACCCGGATGGAGTGGAGGAGTCGGCGGCACTGTGGGGTTCCCAGGAATCCCTGGGTGTCAAATAGGGAGGCCTAGTACGTCTACCTGGGGTTGTGACACAGATCAATCGAGATATCCCATCTGATGTGTTACTTCCCCAGGAGGTGCTAGAGGTTCGTACAGGACCTCCCAATGCTAAGGACCGTAATATATTTATGGTTGCAGGTTGCCCATCACAGGCACGGTTCTTAGTACATAATCACTGCCTGAAAAACCTTAAAAGGGGTCTTGTGGAGAGAGTCTTCTGCGTAGAGAGAAACGGGAAGCTCGCTCGCACTCCACAACCTACCAAAGGAGCCTTTGGACGTCTTTCCCCGTTCAGGAAAGCAGTTTGTGAGAAGGTTGGAGTTGCCCACCGACTTGGGTATGATGGGTTTCTATCATACTACAACGGTGCGAAACTTCGTACTTACACACGAGCTGTGGAGAGTCTGCATATCACACCTGTTTCTGAGAGGGATAGTCATTTGACTACCTTCGTGAAAGCAGAGAAGATATCGACGTCTAAGGGTGACCCAGCGCCTAGGGTGATTCAGCCTCGAAACCCTAGGTACAATGTGGAACTTGGAAGATATCTGCGGCATATGGAATCCAAGCTGATGAAAGCTGTTGATGGCGTGTTCGGAGAGACGACATGCATCAAGGGATATACCGCTGATGAGGTGGGCGCCATCTTTCGAGAGAAGTGGGACAGGTTTGACAAACCTGTTGCCATTGGTCTCGATGCGTCTAGGTTTGATCAACACTGTTCCGTGGAAGCGTTGCAATATGAGCATAGTTTCTACAGGGCCATGTACCCTGGCAACAAGCTCTTGGGCAAGTTGTTGGAATGGCAGCTCCATAACAAAGGTAAAGGTTATGTCCCTGATGGGACTATTACCTATCGGAAGGAGGGCTGTCGTATGAGTGGGGATATAAACACTTCATTAGGGAATTATCTATTGATGTGTGCAATGGTACACGGGTACATGCGCCATTTGGGGATAAATGAGTTTAGTCTGGCAAACTGTGGGGATGACTGCGTTCTAATTCTGGAGCGTAGGAATCTTAAGCAGGTGCAGAGGACACTACCTGAGTATTTCCTAAATTTGGGATACACTATGAAGGTGGAGGCCCCTGTATTTCAATTGGAAGAGGTTGAATTCTGCCAGGCACACCCAGTACAGTTTCAAGGCGGTTGGAAAATGGTCCGTAATGTTCGCACTGCTATGAGCAAAGATGTGCACTGTGTCAATAATATACGTGATTTGGCGACGAGGAGGGCTTGGAGCAATGCTCAACACCATGGGGGACTGGCACTTAGTGCTGGAATTCCTGTTGTGGAGAAATTTTACTCCAGGTTTACGCTTTATGATACTCCCCGCAAGCACCAACGCATTGATACGGTCACGAATGTTCACAAGTGCCGGGAGCGTGAACACCAGCGGCTATTGTCAGGCGCGCCAACGCTTGCCGCAGGAGATGGTCGGTACGCTGGCGCGACAAAGCGGCGCGCTGCTGGGTGAGCAGACCCCCCAGGAGTGGCTGTGGCAAGGCCGACACGTGAAGCTGGTGGACGGTACGACGGTGTCGATGCCGG